TTCATTAGTAATAGATACACCAATACCACCTTGATTATATTGAGTATAAGAATCCAATACCATAGACTTCAATGGTCCAATGGCATTATTTCCATCAATCTTTAATCCAATACTCTTTTGAATAAAATTAGTACAGTTCTGAACATAAGGTGATTGTTCAATGTACCGAATCTTATTTGGGTCAAATTCAAAAATTGGATTTGGATTTGGTTCACCAATAAATGACATTTCAGCAATATAATTGCCAGCACCAATCTGAAATAGAGACTTTTGATTTAGTGGAGTAATTGTAACTTCTCTTAAACTATCCCCTACAATGCTTACTTGGTCTGGTAATACAATTGGATTATCTTCTAGATAAGTCCCAGCACTAACTTTAATAACAGTTCCTGCTGTTGATTCTGAGACTGCTCCTTTGATGGTTGCTTTTGCGTCTCCAAGTTTTCTTCCTGTATTGGAGTCGTTTCCGTCTTTTGTGACATAAAGAATATTTGTTACAGTTGCCCCTGCACCGATGCGAATAATGTCAGTACCAATTCCGGGACGCTCTCTCTTCGCAGTGAGTTCACCATCATAAGTGTTATATGCTAATTCAGCACTTACAAGTTGGTCTACTGTAGGTCTTTTACCAGGAACAGCAGAGCGTCTAATCCTGAGTGGTGTTGCCATTTATTACGTTCGGTATATACCAAAATTGGCAGAATATTCTACCTTTCTTTTATTTATCACCGATGAAATTTCTTCTTGGACGATATGAAAATAGATTTGTAGGGGGGTCAGGTTTCATCCATTCTTTAATTTTCTCATAATTTTCTACAGAAAAAAACTCCCGAGAAGAATACCATTCTTCCCAAGGAGTATGACCTTTACTATGATTACACGAATGACATGAGCACACTACATTCTTTGCAGTGTTCATTCCACCTTTTGATTGAGGAACGATATGGTCAATTGTTAGTTTTTCTGTGGAACCACAATAAGCACATTGATGATTCCAGTGTTCCTTGATTTGTTGTCTCCATAAACGCTTTGCTTGACTTCCATTTGTAACATAAAGATTGAACAAGTAATCCTGAGGCGAATGGAGTAATTCCATAAGGTTCTGAGAACTTGTGATTATTTAGAGTGAAAATTGTATCAGACAATCACAGGTTTTTCCATTCCTTCTGGAAGTTTAATTTGTGGTAGACGTTCAACATCTTCACAATAATCATCATTTTGTTTTACAACAACAATATGATTTGTTGGTAATGCCTTTGGCATTTCAATATCAACAACTTGACTCATCAAAAATTTATTTTTTACAACTTGTCGTTTTTGTGAGTCCATATGCATCATCATCATTGCATCAGAAAACTCAGCACAATCCACAATTTTTCTTCCGGTGCGTTTATCAACTACTGAGTAATACTCTTCATTATACTTCTTCATCGTTTGATTCATCGTCTTCACTACATTTTACTTTAAATGGTCTATAATGCTGAACCCAAGTATCTCGTATAATCTCAGCAAGTTTATAAGGTGTCTCTGAACTAATCACCGTACATTATGCCCCCCAAACATGTACCTCATACCATTCAGAATTTTTGCTCCGAAAGTTCCAAGATTCCTCGAATTAAATCTCTCATAAAGAGCAGTGGTGATGACCGGAGCAGGAACTCCTAGGTCAACGGCAGCATTGACCGTCCAACGTCCCTCACCGCTGTCTGAGACCCCTCCAGAGAACTGCTCAAGTCCACCATTGTTGCGTAGCACCTCAGCAGTGAGGTCCAGCAACCAACTGCTAACGACGCTTCCACGACGCCATAGTTCAGCAACCTCAGACACATCAATATCATAACAATAAGATTCTGGGTCTGCCATAGGGGCAACTTCAGCATCACCTTCTCGTACATATTGAGCACCTGCATTTGCAGTCTTAAGAATATTGAATCCTTCTGCATATGCCTGCATCATACCGTACTCAATTCCATTATGTACCATCTTGACAAAGTGACCCGCACCTGGACCACCGCAATGCAACCAACCGTGCTCTGCTGATGTTACACCATCTTCAGGGTCGGTTCGTGGGCAAGAATGAATGTCTGGAGCAAGTGCAGAGAAGATTTTAGAGCACGTTGAAACCGCAGTGGTTTCACCTCCAACCATAAGACAATAACCACGTTCAAGACCGTAAACTCCACCAGAAGTACCACAGTCAATATACTGAATACCTAGTTTGGCAAGACGTTCTGCTCGTTTGCGACTATCTTTGAAGTTACTGTTTCCGTGGTCAATGATAATATCGCCCTCACCACAGTAAAGTAGAAGTTCTTCAATCGTTTCTTCTACGGTTTCTGCTGGAACAACCATTTGGAAGATTCCAGGGTGATTGTTACCTTTAACTATCTTAACAAGGTTTTCAATCGTGGTTGCAATTCCATTTACATAACCATTCTCAAATGCTTCATTTGCCTTTGCATAATTCCTACGATACCCCCAGACTTCAATGCCTGCTTTCATCATACGACGGGACATTCCTTCCCCCATTCGTCCTAGACCAATTAGACCGACTTTCATACGTTTTCTCCTATACAAGTTTTAAGGGATAATCCCATTGAGTAATTTTTTGAACTTCATTCACAGGACCCCAAGAACCAGAATAATAAGTATAAGGTCTTGTATTCACTGGACATGAATTACCCACACAAAGAAGGTCATTCACAATTCTCCAAGATTCTAATACTTCCTCTGAATGAACAAAGTGAGATTGGTCTTTGTGAATGGCATCATAGAACAATTTCACGTATCCGTCAATAGCACCTTCTGGATAGTTGTGCTTCAGGATTGCAGTTTCAATTTTATCATCAAGACCAGGTGACTTAATATCAATTTGAATATCAAAGTGAGGGTCAGGTTGAAATCTCATTACAATACGGTCATTATAAGAATGACCTTCAAATAATCTAACTGGAGGTGATTTGAGTTTGATGACAACCTCAACACAACTCACAGGAAGTTTCTTTCCCGTCATAAAGTAAAATGGAACTCCCTGCCATCTCCAGTTATCAATGTAAATATCACCAGCAACAAAGGTTGGAGTTTGTGTATTCAGTTCAACTCCTTTTTCATTCTTATATTCATCATATTGTCCACAGACCAGTTTAGTCCCTAGTCGTGCGGCAGAGAGAACCTTAACCTTCTCTCTACGAATCTCCTTTGCATTATTCTTACAAGGTGCTTCCATTGCAATTAATGCAAGAAGTTGCAACATGTGATTCTGCAGCATATCACGAACAGCACCAGCAGTCTCATAATACTGTGCTCGACCTTCACAACCAATTGTTTCTGTTGCAAAGATTTGAACTTCTTCTACATAATCACGATTCCATAATGGTTCAAGAAGAATATTACTAAATCGTGTTGCAAGAATATTATTGACTGTATCCTTTCCTAGATAATGGTCAATACGATAAACCTGCTTCTCTCGAAGATTATCTGAAACAATCTGCTGTAGTTCTTCTGCGGATGTCAAATCATATCCAAAGGGTTTTTCAATAATCACCCGACTTGTTTCAGGGTCATCTAAATATCCAGTGGATTTGAGACTTAATACCGCATCACCATATCGTTCGGGTGGAACTGAAAGAAAGAAGGTTACATCTTCACCGGGATTCAATTTCTTCAAACTTTCAGCATCCGAGAGGTCACATTGAACATAATTCAAACGACGAATAAAGTCTTCTGAATAAGAACCCAAGGTTTGTAACCAAGACTCTTTTGTATGTGATGTTCTTGATGCTCCAGTAATCACATAATCATCTGGAAGTAGTTGTTTCTTATGAAGTTCATATAATGCAGAGATGAGTTTCCTACGACAGAGGTCTCCTGTTGCACCGAAGATTATAATGTTTTTCATTTATTAACTTCTGCCCAATCCTTATTGAATTGTTCAATGCCAGACCGTGTAAGAATGTTGTCATACATCTTCCAGAACACTGATGGTGGAATTGTAGCAACATCAGCACCAGCAAGAGCAGATTGTTCTACCTGTCTTACATCTCGGAGTGATGCTGCAAGAATTTGTGTGGAAGTAAAGGAATAATCAAATGCCTTACGGATATTCTGAATGATTTCCGTACCATCAATTGAGTTATCTACCCATCTTCCCACAAATGGTGAAATATAAGTAGCACCTGCCTTTGATGCAAGAATTGCTTGTGCTACAGAGAACACCAACGTTACATTGGTTTTGATTCCATTATCAGAAAGATACTTACAAGTCTTTAATCCTTCTACGGTACAAGGAACCTTGATGGTTACGTTTGGTGAAATTGTATAATAATTTTTTGCTTGAGAAAGCATTTCTTCTTTTGTATCTCCAACGACTTCTGCGGAGATGCTTTCTAGTTCTGGAAATGTTCTTGAAATCTCAGTAATAACGTCTAGAAGTTGTCTGCCACTTTTGAGAATCAGTGTGGGATTTGTTGTGACTCCATCTAGAAGTCCAGTGTCATATGCCTGAGAAATTTGTGAAACGTCTGCTGTGTCTAAAAAGATTTTCATGAGTTAAAGAGAACCTCATAGTAATTATACAAGGTTCTCTTTCGTAGTCAAGGATTTGTCAGGGAGTCAAAATATTTCAGTTATCAGGAACAACTGCTGCCTTAATTGGTTTACCTAAAGACCTTCTAACCATTGCTCTAGTATTTCCAGCAATTAATTCATTTTTATGAATTATGGATGGTTCATCAGTACCTTTACGAATTTGCGATTTAACTCGGTTTAAATCTTTACCATACTCTTTGGCAAGTCTCCTTACCTTTCTTCTCCCCTTTGCTCCAGGTTTAATATCTGGAGCATCAGTATTTGTCAATCTACGAGTTTCACTAGGACTAAGTGTTTTAACTGTAGACCTTTTTGCCTTATTTCTTATTTCTCTACTATTGGGATACCTATCAAACTCATCTTTCTCGTGTTCAATATTTGGTGAAATACTCTTTGACTTTATTTTTGACTGACGTTTCTTTTCGATTGTAGTCTTATTTACTTCAGCAATAAACTCTTTGAAGGTTTTCATCTTAGAATTTTACTTTATTTGGTTTTCAGAGGTCTTGTGTCACTGACATTACAAACATAAAGACTCCGAAGATTATGAGAACAGAGAGAATGAATAGCATTTTATGACCCTTGTTGTTTTTGCCTTTCTTTCATTTTCTTTCTCCAGTCACTATCGGTCTTCGTCATTGCCGTAATTGCAGCACGTCTTTCAAGTGAATTTGGTTCAGAATCACCGTAGTTCATTCTAGCAGGTCTATCTGGATTCTCTCTTTGCTGACGTTTTACATCTTTTTTTACTTGCTTTGCAATCTTCTTTGCAAGTTTCTTTACCTTACTTTCTTCTAAAAATTGTTGGAAGGTTTTCATGTGTTGAAGGTTTTTAGGTATTTATGAGTCTTATTCCCAGTAGATTTGACCCAGAGTAAATGCGACAAAGATAAGAACTGTGAATCCCATTAGACCTATTCCTGCCCAGATGACCCAGTTGGGCATTGGTTCGTGTTGAGGGTTATGAGACATTGGGTTTAGTCAAAGGTAAAATTAAAATTATCTGAAAGGTTAACATACCCACATTCACATCCCATTGGAACAGGATAGTGTCCATCATATACTATATGGTCAATCATTAAATCTCCACAATGACACACCTCAGGGTCTATTTCTTTATTACATCCTTCACAAAAAGTAATCGTATTGGTCATAATGATTTGAGTCGTTTTGGGTATTATAGGGGATTATGGGAGGTGTGTCAATGGGGAGAGACTTTCTTTTTTCTTCCTAATTCCCATCCATTTCCTGGGCATTCTTTTGACATGCAACATTTATTATAAACTTCATTATACCACCACTTCATTCCTCTTCTCATTTCTGAATATTTTTTAATAGTTTCTTCAGTATGTTTTTTCCCATAAAACGGATTCTTTTCTCCACTAACTACTTCCGACTTTTTCTTTAGAGTTTCTTCACTCAATTTCCTAGTTTTATTTGATTGTGATACTGCAGTTCTAGTTTTTTCGTTTATAAATCTACCCTTCGTTTTATTACTTATTTTTATTCTCGTCTCATCCTTAACTTTTCTCCCAGTGGGGTCTGGTGGACGAGAAGCATATTTATTTATATTATAGCATTGAGATTTACCCCACCACATATCCAATAAAGATTGCTCCAAAATTGGTTCATTATATTCATCTTCATATATTTCCCACTCAAAATTATCTGGATTTTTACGAAGGGAGTTTTGAAATGGATAATTACTTTTTGACTTCAAATGGTCGAGTTTTCTCTTTTCAAAATTTAGAGTACTCCCAATATAAAATTTACCATTTATAACATTGGTTGCGATATAAGTTATCATTAAAATAAAAAAATCTCTTTCATGATTATACACCATGAAAGAGAAGTTGTAAAGTCAAAGATCAATCATCACCCAATGGGAGGTGCTGTGAGAGCAACACTATAAGATGAGGAAATAGCTAAATCCAATGGGAACTGATGGCTATTTCTTTCATGGATCGTTTCAAGTCCCAAATTTGCCCGGTTTAATACGTCCGCCCAAGTGGGAATTGTCCGCATTTGATTATCTTGAATGCTATGAACGTAATTAAATCCGTTTAGATTAAACCCGGAAATAAAAATTCCACATGCAGCAAGCCAAATACCAATAACAGGTAGTGCCGCCATTACGAAATGTAGAGAGCGACTATTATTAAAGGAAGCATACTGGAATAGTAGGCGACCCAGATAACCGTGTGCGGATACTAATGAATATGTTTCTTGCTCTTGACCAAACTTATACCCATAATTTTGAGATTCATTTTCGGTCGTTTCACGAATAAGAGAACTCGTAACTAGTGAACCGTGAGTTGCAGAAATCAAAGCGCCACCAAAAACACCAATGACTCCAGCCATATGGAACGGTGACATTAGAATATTATGTTCAGCCTGAAAAACTAACATAAAATTAAATTGACCCGAAATTCCTAAAGGAAACCCATCAGAAAATGAACCTTGTGAAATTGGATATGCAAGGAAAATTGCTGTTGCTGCGGCGACAGGTGCCGAATACGCTACGCAAATCCATGGGCGCATAGCCAACCTGTATGATAGTTCCCACTCACGACCCATATAAGCATAAATGGCAATCATAAAATGGAATACAATAAGTTGATATTCGCCACCATTATATAACCATTCTTCAAGAGATTGTGCCGCCCAGATTGGATACAGGTGTAATCCAATAGCATTAGAACTCGGAATCACTGAGGCTGAGATAATATTATTTCCATACATTAGAGAACCAGATACTGCTTCCCTAATTCCATCCAAATCTGTTGGTGGTGCAGCAATAAATGCCAAAATAAAACAAATTGTAGCAGTTAATACTGTCGGAATAAGAAGAACCCCAAACCACCCCACATAAAGACGATTATCGGTTGAAGTAACCCAGTTACAGAATTGTTCCCAGGCATTTGCGCCAGAACGGCGTGTTGAAATTGTAGCAGTCATAAAAACGTTAAAAGAATAAGAAATATCCATAGGGATTGGACTTTGCGTTATTCCTCCACTACCCTCAAGTGAAGGTATGAGAGACGTATTTAACGTGCTTAGTCTCGGTAAGGAGTTAGCGTCCCTTTTCAGCACGGTCACAAGGTCTTAGAAGTTGTTACATTTCTTAACCCCGTTGATGTATTTATCGTAACATAAGGACCCCGGACCTGTCAACCCCCAAACTCATCAATCTTATCTAAGACTCGGTTGAGATACGTCTGCGCTAGAGACTTAGGGTCCGAGGTCCAGGTGACGTTCTCATTATACAACTCATGTTTGAGTTTGAGAACGGCACATTTAATCTCATCTTTCGTGAGTCTACCTCTAGGCATAAGACTTTAAAAACTCTGTTCCTTATTTAGAGTCAGAATACTCCAGGAATGAGTTGACCAGTCTTAAGATACACAGCAACCATAATAACAAAACTCACCATAGCAAGTTTTCCATTAATCGCTTCTGCCTGTTCAGTCCATCCAAAGTTTTTCATGAGTTTTTCTCCCGTTTAGTAGTGTTTTGAATTACAATAAATTTGTCTTTTGGTGAGGTGCCAGCGACGCAAACTTTAAGTTCATCATCATTAGACCAGGCACCAGATTCTACAAGTTCTTGAAGGGCAAGACTCAGTTGCCCGAGCATATTAGAACTCATCAATAAGTCTCAAAAAGTTTTTCAACAGAGTAACCGAGTAGTACGAGAAACGTAATACTCGTTACAGTAAAAATAAGTTCAGACATCAGAAAACGCCAAAGAAGAGTTTACCAGTCAGAGCATAAGAAATTACACCAGCAACGATGCCAAGCATTGCCCAGCGTGAATTTGCTCGTTCTGCCCGCTCAGCATAAGGTTCAATACCGTAACGGTCGAGGTCTTCTTTTGTCATATACATGGAGGGTTCTTTGGCAAACATATTCATTTGCCCAAATTCATTTTTTGTTACAGTCATTTCAGGAATGATGAAGATTTACAACAAGTAGTATAAGGCATTAAGAGGGTCGTGTCAAGGGGTCGGATGATAAGGACTCCTAATCAGTCGCCTGAGATGGTTCTGTGATGCGCCCTAGATAGGGGTCATAAGACATCAGGTGGTCAATGGTCATCTCGAACCCTTGGCGCTCCCAGAACTGCAGGAGACCGTCGTGACTCGCCTTATGGAACGCATCTACGTGGTCGGGGTGAATGGATGAACCCAGAGCAATGCGGTAAAGAAACAGAGGAATTGAAAATGTGTTACCAGAATTATAAACCAAATCATCAGCAACTGCTCTGGGTTTTACACCATTATCTAGTTTATACTTACCATCTCGAATATGAAGTCGTATAAGTTTTTCGGCATGATGACGATGAATCAAATATGCGGCAGTTGAAAAATCATTAATGAATCTTTTATGGAGTTTTACATGTAAATCGCCTGTGCAAATAATTGTCAATTGAATCACATCCCAATCATAAGGAACTTTAGACATAAAGTCAGACCATGTAAAGTTCCAAAATCTTGCAACATTGAGGTCAACATCATCTTCCATAATAATTGCATAAGGACTATCCGAAGTCTCATACCAATGCTGAATTGCTTTTAGATGTGATGTTGTACATCCAATCTCACCAGAAGTCATATCTGATGGATAACGACCCTTAATGATATCGCTTAAATCGTCATTGCGACCATCATAAGCAGAGATACGAGTGTAATTCTCAATTCCCCAATATTTAAACTGAGACTCCATGGATTGACGACGTTCCGTTTGGTCATCTAGATTCAAATAATAAATTGGTGGAAGATTTTTGAGTTTATAGATTGATTTATTTTTATCCATTTCTATTGTTGATACTTAGAATTATCTTTTGCAAGATGTATGATTTTAGGTTCAAAATTACAATAACTAGAA